GTGCTGTAACTTCTGCTATTACTCTTACGAGACCTCAGATTCAATTCGCTACTAAGCGTGCTCTGATTACTCCTATTCCCAAGGCTGCTGTCAAATCTACCAGCACAAATAGCCAGGGTGCTTCTGTAACTCCTCTGGGTTATTTCCGTAAGTCATACGTTATTCCTTCTTCTGAGATCACTAGCGGTTCGTTCTCGCTTTCTGCTGGATCAAACCTTGTCTTTAGGGCACCACAAGACGCTGATGATTTCCAAATCATTGTAACTAGCGTCTCTTCTGGAACTGGTGTTCTTGGTAATAGTTATACTTACCCCAATTTTACTACTAGCACTGGTGCTGGATCTGCTTCCGTTTCTGTTTCTGGTCTTCCCACTACAGTTAATGGTTGTATTGTAATTGCCACAGTATACAGTAGCAATAGATCTGCTAAGTCTAAGACCACTGAACGCATGAAAGTGGCTTTGATTGATAGATCTGCTCTTGGCAGTTCTAATGGTCTTACCAGTTATACAACTGGTTATGGCACTAGAGTTGAGGATCGTACAATCTCTTTGGGTTGTCCTGATGTCTTTAAGATTAAGGCAGTCTATGAATCCAAAGATTCTCAGTCTCCTGTTATTCCACACTTCTCATATACCAACCTAGTTGGTTCTTATGCGATCAACCAGATTATAACTGGTGCTTCTTCTGGCGCTAAAGCACAGATTGTATCCTTTGATAGTAACTATGTTTACTATGTGATGCTAACTGATACTCTGTTTGATAACGCAGAGATCATTACTACTGAAACAACCAGCGCTCGCATCGTAGCCAATAGCATTGTTTTAGGTAGTTCTAATGTAACCAGTGCTTACGAATTAGACAATGGTCAAAGAGAGCAGTATTATGATTATTCCAGACTGGTTAGAAAGTCTGGCTATGCTGCTCCTACTCACAAACTGCTTGTAATTTTTGATAGATTTGTAACCACTGGTGGTGATGGTTTCTATACTGTAGATTCTTACTCTAGTGAAGTATACAAAGAGATTCCAACTTTTGCTGAGTTCCCACTGAGAAATGTTTTGGACTTCCGTCCAATGGTTCCAAGCCTGATCAGTGGATCTGGTACAAGACTGTCTCCTTTTGAGCATACTTCTTCGGGCAAACTTGACTTTGACAATAGAGACTTTACTGGTAATTTCGTTGGTCTTCCTGGTCAGTCTGATACCACTATTCTTTCTTATGAATATTACTTGGGTAGAACTGATAAAGTATTCATCAACAAAGATAATAAGATTCAAGTAATTAAAGGTGAACCTGCTGAAAATCCAGTAGAGCCTTCTGAGATTGAAGATGCCATGCTTCTGGCTACCATCTTCATGCGTCCCTACATCTTTGATATCGACAAAGATGTCGATATTACTCAGACAAACTATAAGAGATATACTTTTAGAGATATCCAACAGTTAGAAACCAGAATTAAAACTCTGGAATACTACACTCAACTGTCTCTCCTTGAAACTGAAACTGCTACTCTTCAGATCAGAGATACCAATGGTCTGGACAGATTTAAGAATGGTTTTATTGTAGACAACTTTGCTTCTCTGGGAACTAGCGATACATTCCATCCAGACTACAGAGTTTCTATTGACTTTGAAGAAGGTCATCTGCGTCCTTCTCACTATACAACTAACGTTCCTTTGATCGTTAGCTCCAATTCCACCAACATCCAGCAGACTGGCGACATCATCACCCTGCCTTATAGTGATGTTGTTTTGGTTGACCAGCCATTTGCCTCTGCCCTTGAGAATGTTAACCCATTCAACGTCTTTACTTTCGTTGGTGATATCAAACTCTATCCTGAGTCTGATGACTGGGTAGATACTAAATCTCTGGCTGCTCTTCAGGGTCCAACTGTTGAGGGTAACTACCAGACCACTCTCCGTGATATGAGAGCGGACCAGAATGGTATTACTCCTATTCAGTGGGGTTCCTGGCAAACCACATGGTCTGGTCGTATTTGGTTTAGTCGCCAAGTTACTACAGGTAAGGGTAAGAATCGTTCGACTCGTACAGAACGTTTCTCTAGAGTTAGAACAGACCAGACCAGAACTGGTGTCCGTTACAGAATTACTCCTATCATTGAGCAGCAGTCTCTTGGTAATAGAGTTGTTTCTGTTGAGCACATTCAAAATATGCGCTCTAGAAATATTGAGTTTAAGGCAGAGAAACTTAAGCCCAAAACTCGTTTCTATGCTTTCTTTGATGGCGTTTCAGTCAAGTCTTACATCACACCTAAGATGTTGGAAGTGACTAAGAATCCCAATGATGACTCTGACACCAATAGTATTCCATTCCAAGTTGGTGAAACTGTTAAAGGTTTGACTTCTGGTGCGACCCTTCGCATTCTTGAGCCAAACAATGAGTACACTGTAAACCCATACACTAACCAGAATATCGCATCAGTTAACGATTATACTGCTAACCTTGGTTGGATTAACCTTGACACCACTTCGCTTGCCGCTCAGGCTCTGGGTGCTTATTCGGGCAATCCTATCGCTGGTGAAATTCTTGTTGGTCAGTCTTCTGGTGCTAAGGCAAAGGTTAAGGAAAGAAGATTGGTTACTGACCAGGCAGGTTTCCTGAAAGGTACATTCTTTATCCCCGATCCAAGCAAATCTACTAATCCCAAGTTCAAGACTGGTACTCGTGTATTCCGCTTGTCGGATACCACTAATGATTCTACAGTTGTTGGTGAGTCTGAGTCCAGCGCTCAAACTGAATACAGCGCAACTGGTATTCTCCAGACCACTCAGGAAACAATCATCTCGGTTCGTAATGCTAAACTCGATGAAGAGAGATTGACTCAAAACAGAACTCTGTGGTCTGACCCACTGGCTCAAACTTTCTTGATTCAAGATGACGAGCTTGAGGGTGGTGTATTCCTTACCAAGATTGATCTGTACTTCCAGCAGAAGGACTCTGAGATTCCTGTTGCTATTGACATCCGTACAGTAGAAAATGGTATTCCAACTCAGACTATTCTTCCTTTCTCTAAGGTCATTAAGAAAGCGGGTGATGTAGTTACTTCTGCTGATGCTTCGGCTCCTACTACCTTTACATTTGAATCTCCCGTTTATATCCCCCACCAAACTGAGCATTGTATCGTCGTAACCTCTGACTCTAATCAGTACAAGGTGTTCATCTCCTTGCTGGGTGAGGATGCTATCGACGCTGCTCATGCTGGTGAGAAGATCTCTGAGCAACCCTATATCGGTGTACTGTTCAAGTCTCAGAACGCTTCTACTTGGACACCTTCTCAGTTTGAAGACCTGATGTTCAAGATCTACAGAGCAGACTTTGTTCTGCCTACTACTCTGAATCAGTCTCAAGTCTTCCTGAACAACGCTACTCTCGAAGAGAACAACGGTGGTTTCCTTCCACTGCTGCCAAACTCGATTGCTGTAACTGACGATCAAGCATACATTGAAGTTTTCCACAGCAACCACGGCATGCAGAGTAATGCCAACTATGTGATATTGGATGGTGTTATTTCTGAAATTGGTGACACTGTACTTTCTAGCGATTTGTCTGCTACGGCTTCTCAGATTGTTGTCTCTGATGCCTCACTATTCCACCGCTGTATCGGCGGCAACAGCACTCAAGCCGCTTCTCTGACTGCTTCTAACACTGGTCCTGGTAACGCCGCTCCTGCGGTCTCTGACACCAATCCTGGATTCATTAAGATTGGCGATGAGATCATTGCTTATGAGTACATTAACAATGGTTCTCCCAACTGGGTAATTAACGTCCTGGGTCACAACTCGGGTACCGTATCTGGTAGAAACTGGGATGCCGCTAGCAATTCTGGTGGCGCTTCTGGAACTGCTCATACTGCCAGCGCCTCTGTTCAGTGCTATAACCTTGCTGGTATTCCTCTGACAAGAGTTAATGGAACTCACCACACAACTACTTTTGGTGGTCTTTCTTCTCTGAATAGCCCCCATAAGTATAGATTGAATATCACTGGATTCAAGTCACATAAGACTATCAATGGTGGTGGTGAAAATATTCTTGCTTCTCAAAATGTCCCCTGGGATGTTTTGACACCACAAGTTCAGACTCAAGTACAACCTGGATGCTCTATTGCTGCTAGAGCAAGAGCCACCAGCGGTACTTCCTGTGGTCCTTTCCCAGCTGGTGTTAGCCCTGAGACTTCTTTCCAAGCAGATTCTACCTGGAGAGAAATTACCCTTAACGATATTAACTACTTCCTGTCCCATAAGATTATTGCTTCCAAGCAGAACGAAATCAGCAACATGTCTGGTGGTAAGTCTCTGACCTTGGAATTGAACATGTTCTCGGATGTAAGCCATCTGTCACCAGTCATTGATACCCAGCGCATGAGTGTCACCACGACTGCTAACCTCATCAACTACGCTACTCCTAGTCAGGGTATCGGTGATGAGAACGCCGCTATATACATCACGAGACTTGCTAGACTGGAAAATTCGTCTACAGGTGTTAAGGTTGCTTTGTCTGCTAATACATTTGAATTCTCAGACATCGTTGCTATGTACAAACTCGTTCCCGCTGGTTACACTGGCGATCCAGACGACATCAACTATGAATTCTTCAACACTGATGGTCGTCCCGATAGTGGAAAAATGGTTCCTCAAAATGACCCATTTGTCTGGAATGATTACGAGTACACCCTGAACGACGCGGCTGCTTTCGATGGATTCCAACTTAAGTTGGTACTGAGAAATTATAACCAGCCATACATTCCAAGAGTTAAGGATCTTAGAATTATCGCTCTGGCATAATGGACTTTGATAAAATTGAGGATATAGTGAGACAGCGGGAACAAGAAGTTCTCGCTCGTCGTGATAAAGCTGAGTATGAAAAAAATAGAGATATTAGATCAGAACTTGGATTGATGAAAGTTGAGGGTCACGAAACCTTAGGGCGTGACCCTAAATCCAATGCGATCATTAATACCGATAAGACTGGTTATCAGCAATACATTCAGGCTAGGGAAAAAAATAAACTCAAAGTCTCTGAGACTCAGGAACTGAAGAACGAGATTAACGAGTTGAAAGAAATGCTCAAACTTCTAGTTGAGAAGAACGATAAATAAGAGTGAGCTAAATACTAAAGAGAAAAACCTTAGCGAATGGCATCTGCTGTATCCAATTTATTGATCTATCAAGGTGCCGATTTCACCATCGACTTTTCAGTCGAGAATGATAACGGGACCGAGTTCAATTTGTCAGGGTATTCTGCGGCATGTAAGATTAAGAAGCACTACACAAGTTCTTCTGCGGTCACTGTTACTACCGCAATCATTACACCCGAAACCGCAGGACGCATTCAACTTTCTCTTAATAACTCACAGACAGCAGCAATGAAGTCTGGTCGTTATGTTTATGATGTTGTCATCACCGCACCATCTGGCTTAAAAACTAGAGTGCTTGAAGGTACTGTTAGTGTTCTGGAGGGCGTTACACTCTAATGGCAAGATTAAGATTCGGAGATCAGTCAGTTCCTAGAGTGACCCGCGTTGCCACTGGTGGTGGCGGCGGAACTATTGGCGCACTTGCGGACATTGATTTGACGGACACATCGTTGGGTGGATTACAGGATGGAAGCCTGCTTGTTTATGATTCCAACAAAACAAAATTTATCCCAACAACGGTTCTGAACAACATCACAGTTAACGGAGGCACCTTCTAGTGGCATCGGAAATTCTAATTAAAAGGAGTACAGGCACAGTTGCGCCTGGTACTATTAACTACGGTGAACTTGCCGTAACTGTCGGCGCAGGTACTCAAGGTAACCTGGGCGACCGTCTTTTTGTTGGTGATAATAACTCCGCTGCTCAGGTAGTTGGTGGTAAGTATTTCACCGACCTTCTGGATCAGGTACATGGTACTCTGACCGCATCTAGTGCTGTAATTGTTGACAGCAATCTCAAAGTTGATCAATTCCTGGTTGATAACATTACCCTTGATGGTAATACTATTACCACCAACGTAGTTGATAGCGATCTGATCCTCGGCGCTAACGGTGCTGGTAAGGTTGTCCTGGAAGATGGTCAAGAACTTGAGTTCGGTACATCTGGTGATATCGAACTGGCTTGGAACGACACTACTGGTGATCTAGAGATTCGTAGAGCAGGTGGTAATGCCGCTGCTGCTCTTTTGGTACAAGATGACATTTCCCTGAAGTTTGGTACCAATAATGATGCTCGTGTTTATTACGATGAGGCAACTCTCGATAAACTGCGTTGGGCTGGTGCCGATCAGGAGTTTGACCTTGGCGTTCAAGTAAAGTTTGCCGATAATACTGCTGCTACTTCCCAAACAACTGGCGCTGTTCAAGTTGTTGGTGGTGTGGGTGTTGGTGGTACAGTCTGGGCAAATGGTTTGGCTGTTGATGGTGATGCCACAATTGGTGACACCACCTCTGATAATCTGACTGTAAACTCTGCTACTACCTTCAACGGCAACGTTATCTTCAATGGTACTAGCACTGTTACTGGTAACACCTCTCAGTCTGGTTACATTGATATTGACCAACTGAGACTTGATGGTAACGCTCTGTCTACCACCTCTGGTACAGAACTGATCATTGACCCCTTCCCCGCTGGTGGTGATGCTGAGGGTCTGGTTATCATCAAAGGTGACCTCCAGATCGACGGTACTACAACTACTGTTAACTCGGCTTCTATGTCGGTTAACGATCCTACCATTGAACTGGGTGATCCCACTACTGTACTGACAGCAACCACTACTGCTCTGTCTGGTGCTACTACTATTGAAGTAGATAAAGTAGATGGTATTGCTATCAACGATACTATTTCTGGTGCTGGCATCCCTGCTGCCACCACAATTAGCAATATCTCTTCTGCTGGTGCTCCAACAGTTCACACTCTTACTCTGAGTGCTGCTCTCACCGCAGACTGTAATGCTGGTGAGCAACTGACAGTTGTAAGAGACACTAACGATGCTCTTGATCGTGGTGTTAAACTTCACTACCATGATGGTAGTGCTGCCAAATTTGGCTTCTTTGGTTACGATCGCAGCGGTGGTGCTGACGGTCAAGGCGCTTGGACCTTTATCGAAGATGCTACCGACGTTGGCACCGTATTCGGTGTAAATGGTAATCGCGGTACTGTTGTACTGGGAGATCTGGAACTCGATACTGATCTTGCTGTTCAGTATGGTGGTACTGGTGGTTCTACCTTTACTCAGTATGGTATCATCTACGGTAACGCTGCTAATCCTTTCCAAGTTACAGATGCTGCCAACATGGGAGCACCTGGCACTGGTAGCGATGCTACTACCTCTTACCAAATCCTGACAGTGACCTCTGCTGGGATCCCCGTCTGGACTAACGTCCTCGATGGCGGAACGTTCTAGAATTAAATTAACATGGATGTAAACCTTATTATTGCTACATTACAACGTAAAGTTTCTGAGTTGACCTTGAGTAACATTATGTTGGAAGCGAAAATTCTCGATTTAACTAACCAGTTAAATAGTATTAACCAAGAAAAAAACTCACCAGAGAATGCTATAAATGGCAACGAGGATCAAACTCAAAAGCTCAGTAACACCTCAGGCAGTTCCAACGACTTCTAATATAGAAGATCGTGAAGTTGCCCTAAACATTGCTGACCAAAAATTATACGTCAATGACAATGGTACGATTGTGGAGGTGGCTAACGCCGAACCCAATCCTGCTAGTGTTACTACGGCGATGCTTGCCACGGACATTACAAATGGTCCTGGGCAAACTTGGTTTGTCGCTCTAAATGGTACTGATGTAACCACCTTGGGTGGTGGTGGAGCAAATGGTAAACACCCTGACACTCCATTCTTAACTGTTGCTAAAGCACTGAGCGTGGCTCAGTCTGGTGATGCTATTGAAATTGGTGCTGGTACTTATGTTGAGACCTTCCCTCTAGTTGTCCCTGATGGGGTTCATGTTAGGGGATCTGGAATTCGCCAAACAGAAATTAAACCAACTGGCGGTACAAATGACCTCAACGCTTTCGTCCTCAATGGTGATACCACTATTGAGGATCTTACTGTTCGTGATTTCTTTTATAACAGTACAAACGATACTGGGTATGGTTTTGTATGCGCTAATAACTGGAACTCCAGCAGAAGCGCCTACATCCAAAGAGTAACTATCCTCAATAAGGGTAGTGTAGTTACTGGTTCGGATCCATATGGTTTCCAGCAAGGTGATGCTGGTCGTGGTGCCAAACTGGACGGTTCTATTGCTAGCAGCGCTAATATTGAAGCTGCTGTTCTTTTCAATGAATGTACGTTTATCGTACCCAACTCTATTGGTCTGTATCTGACCAATGGTATTCGCGTAGAGTGGCTTAACGGCTTTATCTACTTTGCTGATGAAGGTATTAAAGGTGTTCAGGGTGCCACAGGTGTATATGGCACTGGTAGAACACGTCTTAGACTTTCTGGTACCTCTGGTACATTCTCGGCTGGTGAATCTATCTACCAGTTGGAAGATCAATTCCAGTCTGGTACATATTCTCGTTCTGGGACTACAGTAACCGTATCTAGAAATGCTCACGGTCTTGTACAAAATGACCGTATTTACGCTGATTTCATTTCTGGTACTGCTACTGATGGTTTCTATCAAATCACCAGTGCTACTACAAATACATTTACTTTCTCTACTGGTGCGTCTGGAACAACCAGTGGTAACGTAACGTATAAAAAAGCCGAAGGTTACGGTTTAATTACCCTTAACGATGGTAACTACATTTACCTGAATGGCAAGGGTGAGGGTCAATTTACAACCACCGTTGAGGGTGGTAAGACCGCTGTACCTAATGCTGACGCTCAGGTAGATAATTCTATCAAGCAGTTTGGTACTGGTTCGCTGTTACTTGATGGTACTGGCGACTACGTTAACTATGCTTCCGAAGCTGACTTCGGTTTCGGTACTGCTAACTTCTGCGTTGAGACTTGGATCTATCCAAATTCTCTTGCTGGCACCCAGACTCTGCTTGACTTTAGAGGATCTGCTGCTGACACTGCTCCAACTCTGAGACTCAATGGTGGTACTGTTGAGTATGCTGTTGGTGGCACAACTCAGATTTCTGGTGGATCTCTTACAACTGGCAACTGGGTACATGTAGCTGTTGCTAGATTTAATGGAGTTACAAAGCTCTTTGTTGCTGGTAACCAAGTAGGTTCCAACTACACTGATACTAATAATTACGGTGCTGAGAAAGGTCTTAAACTCGGTGCTGATTATTCTAATACTGGAAACTACAGCGGTCACTTTGATGAGATCAGACTGAGTAAAGGCACTGCTAGATTTACTGGTAACTTTACTCCTCCTTCTGTTGAGTATGGAACTGATATCTTTACAGTTCTGCTACTCCACTTTAATGCCAATGATGGCTCTACGATCTTCGTAGACTCTGGATCTGCCATTAAGGATATCCGTTCTGACGGCGGCGATTCGGCTACTGGCATTGCTCTGGTTGACTATAACCAGTTTGGTGCTGAACTGAGATCTATTGCTTCGGCAAACGTCTACGGTAATAAGGGTGTTGTTGCTGAAGGCAATGGCGTAAAACTCCTTCTTACTGCTCACAACTTTGCTTATATTGGTGCTGGACAAGACTTTACCAACGACGGATCTCTTGCTGCTCAGAGTAATGAGGTCATTGAACTTAATGGTGGTCGTGTTTTCTACTCTTCTACTGACCAGAAAGGTGACTTCCGTGTAGGTAGCGTCTTTATTGTTGACCAGGAAACTGGTAACGTTAACTTTAGTTCTACCTCTACTTCTCAGGAAGCCGCTAGCATCACCCTGTCTGATGCTACTGGTACTACAAATATCTTCCCAGCGTATATTGAAACTGGGAACCTGCGTCTTGCTGGCAACACAGTCTCCACTACAAGTGGTGATATTATCTTTGACCCTGCTGGTAACCAGGACGTTGTATATAATGCCGAAGCCATCTTTACTGAGGCTGTCTACTTTGATCAACCAAAGGCTGCCAACTTTAAGACTGATGTTGCTGGTAACCTAGGTTTCTATGAAGGTCAAAGTCAAAGACGTGGTGGGTTCAATGGTTATGGTGTACAATCTGACACCAACCTATATCTATCAAAAGAAATTGTTGCTACTGTTAATGTAGACACCCCTGGTGATGGATATGCTGGTGGTGCTACTACAGTTAATGCTGACACTAATCCCCCAGTAGTATGTACTGCTACTCTGTCGCTTGACCTTCAGGATGGTTCTCTGAAGACTGCTACGGTAACCGCTGGTGGTGATAATTATATTTCCGCACCAACCGTTAACTTCAGTGCTCCTCAGGATCCTCAGGGATCTGCTCCATCGGTCACTGCTGTTCTTTACAGCTATGGTGATGTTCAAGCAATCACTGTAGACGACGGCGGCGCAGGGTATACTGCTGCTCCTGGTCTTGTTGTTGATGCTCCTGGCAACTTCTCATTTGATACTGAGACGGAGATTGTCAGTAACGCTATCGTATTGGCTAACCACCCAATGCGTAATGGCACCAGAGTAATCTACAATCAAAACTCTGGATCTCAAAATATTGGTCTTAGTGACGGGACTCTTTATTACGTTGTCAACGTAGTTTCAGATCCTCTCACAGGAGCGGGTGTCAGTTTCCAAGTTTCCGCTACTCAAGGTGGCGGTGCTATTTCTCTGACTCCTTCTACTGCTGGTAACGGCGAAGCTCATCTATTTGATGGTGTACAAGCCACCGCTACTGCTACTGTGTCTGGCGGCGCTATTACTAACGTCACAATCAATGAACCTGGATCTCTGTATGACAGAGGTGCTGGTGTTGCTGTCCAAGAAGATGGATCGCAGTCCCCAACAACTGCTGCGACTCTGACGCTTTATGTTGGATCTCCTGTTGCTAGTTTCATCATCAACAGTAGAGGTGATGGATATAATGCTGCTCCAACTATTAGCTTTACCAATGCTGCTATTGACAGCTATGGTTCTGGTGCTGCTGCTACATCCACTATTGGTTTCCCCCTTGCTCAGATAGAAGATAATGGTATAGTAGTAACTAATCCTGGTGCTGGTTATGCTTTTGCTCCTCAGTATCAACTGAGTGGTGGATCTCCAGTCACGGAAGCCGTTCTTACTCCTATTCTGAATAAAAAGAAAGGAAACATCTCTTCCATTGATATTACTGGATTTGGTGTTTGCTATTCTTCAGCTCCTACTGTAACGTTCTATGGTGGTGCTGGTAACGATGGTAGATTTACTATTAATGTTCAGTCAGTAACAGGTAATATCACTAATGGTGGTAGTGGATATGTTGCTGGCGAATATGCTGATGTAGAACTTGAATATGTTTCTGGTGGCGGTGGGGCTCCTTCTAGTAATGCCACAGCAACTTTTACCGTTAATGGTTGGACTGGCAACATTACCAATGCTGGTTCTGGATATATTGACGGTCAGTATGACGGTCACGTTATGTACAACGTGCCTGCCGCTACTTACACCGTAACTGTAATCTCGAATCCTGGTACACCTCCTCCTGATAATGTATATCAGATTAATGGTGTTACTCAGCAGTCTCTCACATTTGTTGAGGGTAATACCTACAGATTTGATATGTCTGATGCTTCCAACAGTGGTCACCCACTGTCGGTTGGTAGAGAAGATGGTGGAACTCTTTCCACTGACATTGCTGCCGTTTCTTATGGAACAGCAGGAACTGATGGAGCATTTGTTGATATTATCGTTAAGCCAGGTACTGCTGGTGAAGTAGCTGATTATATTTGTACAAACCATGCCAACATGGGTAGTGGCATTACCATTACTACAGGTACTGCTGGTAACTATGGTACTGGACTTTCCGCTGACGTTACCATTTCTGGTGGTCAGATTACCGAAATTAAATCCGATGGGCAGGGTGTTGACTATGCTGTAGGTGATACCGTTTCCGTCAATCCATTTGCCATTGATACCAGTGGAGTTGGTACTGGATTTGTTTGGACTCTTGCTGCTAATGATACAACTATCAGTGACGTAAGTAACATTAGCCTTACGGGCGGTCCTTACGAAGTTGGTATGGTTCTGAGTGTTGATAATCAGAACGTTGGTGGATCTGGTTCTAACTTTACATATACAGTAAGCAATGCTGGTTTTGTAAGAGACGTTGAAGTAGTTCAGGGCAGCGAAGGTTATGGATACACCGCAGGTGAAGTCCTGTATCCAAGAATTAATCCCGAAACCGACGGCAATACGTTCCAAATTTCTGTTGGTAGCACTACCACAACAGCTGTTTGGGAATTAACTCATGATGGATCTATTGTAAATCCAGCGTTCAAGGTTGCTGGCGCTAAAGATCCCACCTATGAGCCAGGTACACTCAGTCTGGGTGCTGGTGTTCCTAAGATTGTAATGGAGACTGAGTATGGTCACATTACAACTGATGGTAATCTTACTGTTAAGGGTAACCTGACTCTTGGTGATAATGCTGCCGTTGATACTATCACAGTTGCTGCGTCCACAACTGCTACTGGTGATACGGATCAGACAGGTGACTTCACCTTGACTGGTGATATGACCGTTGATGGTATTTTCACTCAGTCTGGCGGTGCTTCTTTCCTGGAAGAGTTGACTGGCACTATCGCTGATGGTAGTGCTGCTGCTCCTTCTCTGGCTCTCAACACCAGTCCCACGACTGGTATGTTCTGGGCAGACACTGACATCATTGGTCTTGCTCACGCTGGCGTTGAGACTGGTAGAATTGGTCCTTCTACTTATGCTGTTGGAACTAGATTCCAAGTTGGATCAACGGCTCAAACCGCATCACCTCTCCTGGATGTAAATCCAACTACTAACCTTGTAAGAATTGGTAGTTCTGCTACTGGTCTCAGTATTAGTAGCACTGGACTCATTGAAGGTAATGGTACTGCTTCTGATATCGGCATTACCCTTCAACCAAAGGGAACAGGAAATGTAACTATTGTTGGTGGTACTGATAAAGACTTTGTTCTTAATGATGGCACTGCTACGGAACTGTTCAAGGTAGATCTTGACAGTGGAAACGCAGAACTTGCTGGGCACCTTACTTTTGGTGGCAGATTCAGAATTGATGACTTCACACTGTCTAATCAATCTCTGGCTTTGTCTTCCTTTGGGGAACTGGTTTCTCTTGATACCAGTGGCACAGCAACTTTATTTAATAATGGTTCCTATACTAACGTCAACATCACTGCTACGGGTACTGGAAGGGGTACTGGTGGTCAGGTAGACGTTGTTGTTACTGGCGGCACTATCACAAGTGTTACTACTGCTCTTGCTGGAAGTAGAGGTAGAGATTATGTTGCTGGTGATACAATCACAATTGACCCTGCCGTTATCGGTACGGATCCTTCCCAGACAGTTACTATTACTGATGTAAGTGGTAGTGGTATTGACATTAAGCCACAAAACCGCAGAAACGTTAGAGTTGATGGTACTGGTACGTTTATCGTTCCAGTAGGTAGCACAAACGATAGACCATACTCTGACGATCTTTACGTTGGTGGTATCAGATACAACACAACTACCTCTCAGTTTGAAGGTTACAATGGCATTGACTTTGTATCCCTGGGTGGTGTTCGTGACGTTGACCAGGACACCTACATTCTTACAGAAGTAACTCCTGGTTCTGACGAAGATACTTTCCAGTTCTATAACGCTGGTATCAATAGTCTTAGTATTGATCAAAATAGATTTACTCTTAAATCTACTCGCACCATTGATGTTGAAGGTACCCTTTCCATTAATGGTACAACTGGTCTTGACACTTTAGATGTACAACGTAAGGGAACATCTGTTGTCAAGGTAAGAACTACCAAGGATCTTGAAATCACTGGTGGTCTGTACATTAAGAATCAGTTAGCCGCTGGTACCGTTGCCACATTTAATGATGGATCTCTCGGTGCTTCTGCTGGGTCCTTCAATAGCGCTGGTAATGTTTACAGTCCCTCCCAGACATTCAGCGCTATTGGTGGCATCTCTGAGTTCGCTGGTTCTGGTGCTGCTTTCAATGTAATCACAAATGCCAGCGGTGGAATTACAAGTATCACTATTTCCACTGGTGGTATTAACTATGAAGTTGGCGAGATCATCACTATTCCTGGTGGTCTTCTTGGTGGCGCTGTTGGTACTGATGTTACCTTCACAGTTGCCACAATTAGCAATCCAGATACCGCACACGGTAAGATTAGTGCTATCCAAAGTGAACTTCGCTTTAACCTTAATGGTGATAAGCAGTTCCTTAATCTGGATTCCAATCAAGCGGATGCTAGACTGAAGGTAAATAGAGCATACGCAACTGGTGGCGTTGACTATCTAACCGTACTCGATTCTACGGCTTCTTTTGTAGAACTTAATGATGCCAGAGTTGAAGGTGGTGAAATTACTTCCTTCTCCACAACCGTAACTATCACCCAGTTTGAGAAGACTCAGTATAAGGGTGCTAAGACTTTAATCACTCTTGAGAGTGATGACGGTAAGGTACACATGTTTGAAGTAACAACTGTGTGTGCCGCTAGCGGTACAGTAGCACATGCTACGGTCACAAACTCCATTACATCTGATAATGATTTGATGGATGCTTCCGTCTCGGTTGCTGGCAATAACGTCCAAATTTCCTTGGCTAAATCGTCGCAGGCAACCTCTTCTTCAACCTTTACTGGTAGATTCACTACCACTAAAGTCAAAGTATAAATAACGAAAGGTAACCTAAAAAAATGGCGATTAAGAACTTTTCATCGGTAGGGGGGTTTGCCGTAGGTTCGACCGAGGTGCTTAACACCGAGTTCGAGCTTAAAAACATCTCAGCCATCCATATGGTTAGTGATAATTTTAGCGATGCTTCAAACGATTTGTACATTGCTAAAAGAACTACAGACCCCGCGAATACGGTTCTTCGCCTTAGCCTTGACGGAAGTACAAATATTGCTACCAATACTCCTTCCCTTGGTCATAATAGTGTAGCCTTTATTAAGGCTAAAATTTTCGGACAGGAAGCAAACGACAATACCTACATCCTTGCGGGTATTGACGAATCTGTAGTAACTGTTGATGCTAGTGGAGTTCCAACCCTTCAGGGTAGTTACAAGACGGTTATCCACGAACACCTTCCTGGAATCGAAACCTGGGACTACACTCCTGTTGCTTTCCAAATTGGGGCAGCAGCTTTCTTTAGTTATGATGTTGAGACGGTAACTAATACCTCTACTGTAAAATGGCTTGCGATGATTGAAATCACAAATGTAACATCAGCATAAATTTCGGAGTATCCTTAGATGAGCTTACGCCTTAATTCTTCACAACAGAGACTTGAAGGTAGTGGTCTAGTCCCACAGGGTCCCTGGACTTCCGCCACTTATGGTAGAGCTAATGGTATCGTCACTGTTACTTCGATTGCTCATAGATTAAATGATCAGGATAGAATCTACATTAAGTTTGGCGAAGACGCCCTTCTTAGAACTATCCCAGATGGTCAGCACCTCATCAATGTAATTGATGATGATACCTTTACCATTCTTGGCACTGGTCAGAATTTCATTGAGGCGGCTACAGCTTGCTCTTATCGTCTGGTAAGATCCTTTGTTCTTAACGCCACTGACTCCATGGCGTTCACCGTTGGTACTGGTGCCAACGAAGATGATGCTCTGTTCATCAACAAAGGTCCTACTGGAAATATTCGTGTTGGTATTAACAACACCAACCCTGAGTTTGACCTCGACGTTGAAGGTCAGATCAGAACTACTCGATCCATCATTTCTGATACAGCGCAAATCAGAAACCTGGATGTTACCAACGAGTTTGTAACCAAGGGTCTGGATCTGCGTGGTCCTAACCTTATTAACTTTGAGGAAACTGATCCTACCGCAGATGACTTCGGTACGATCTACTATCCTACTGCTGACAACCCTCCACGTCAGACACAGAATAATAGAATTGCTACAACCAAGTTCGTATATGACGTTGCTACTGCCGATAACGGCGGTCGTGTATACGTATCTTCGGTTCCTGGTATCGGTGACGACGATAACGATGGTCGTTCCGCTGCTAAGCCAGTTCGTACTATTAAGAAGGCAGCACAGATTGCCTACTCCCTCCAGCAGGACACTGAAGTACCTGAGTACGTGTCCATCATCTGTTCTGGTGGTGACTATATTGAAGACAACCCGATCTCTCTGCCTTATAACTGCTCACTGATCGGTGATAACCTCCGTCGTGTTATCCTGCGTCCTCTGAACCAGGATCGCCACATGATCAAAGCGTCTAACGAGACGTATGCTGCTGGCGTTGTATTCAGAGACCACCTTGACAATACAGGATCTCCCGACTGGACCTGGAAGTACGCTTACGTATTTGACGACAAACAGCGTCTCTACTACGAACCTGATCTTGAGCCATTCTCGTTCTCTCCTGGTCTTGGCAACCAAGGTCGTAACATTTTTGCTATTACCTTTGAGAACCACACTGGTGATAACACCACACTTCTTGTAGGTTATGCCGTTGAGGGTGGTTCGTCCTCCTCCAGAGGTATCATTGAATCTGTAGTATTCACTGGTCCTACTGCCTCTCCATATTCTTCTGGTACTATTCAGGTACTGATGAGTGATGACCAGTCAACATTCCTGTTGGCTGAAAAACTGTACTATGCTGACATCTACGCCAACATCGTTAAGACAGGTGCTTCTCCATCTGACTCCCTTGACGTTTCTGACCGAGAATCGCAGAGACCTGAAACTGAAGTTATTAAGCACCAGAGATATCAGCACGTTGTCAGTTCTGAAACTGAGATTCTGCGCTTTGATGGTAGAGATCTTACTAATGTTATTGATACCACTGACAACAGGATTACAATCCCACTTCATAGATTGTACACTGGCGCCAAGGTAATCTATCAAGTTCAGAATGAAGACGGTGCTGCGGTTGAGGGTCTGACTAATAACACCACTTATTTTGTTCGTGTTATTAATGAGAATACTATCGAGTTGTATGACACTTGGCTGGATGCCACAAGTCTCCAGACTACAACTGGTATTAGAAACCTGAGTGACGAAGGTGCTGGTGATGAACATACTCTGTTCACCAGTAGAGTTTCTATAAATGATGACACCATTTACTTCCCGAACCATGGTCTCTTTACGGGCAATGGTGTCTATTATCGTGCTTCTAAAGCAGGTGGTATTGGTGGTCTTAATGACAACTCCCTGATCTTTGTCTATAGAGTAGACAGCCATCACTTTAAGTTGGCTAATACTCAGGCAGATGCTACCAATAAGAACATTGCTGGTGAAGATGCTCCAGTAATTCTGCCCCTGACTAGCGAGGGTATTGGATATCAGCGTTTTGAGAAAGCGCTCAATGTTGTTGACATTGCTTCTGTAACCACTGATGTTGCCACTCAGCAAGAGTATAATGGCATCATCTTTGAAGTAACTGGTGCTTCCAGAGTTATTGAGGGTATTAACTTCGTTGGACACGACTATGAAGTCGGTCAGGAAGTTCATATCTATGGTATGCCATATACCGCACTGAGCTTTGGTTCTGGTGCTAGCGCTACCTATACTCAAACTGCTAATCAAATTACTGTTACCGTTTCTAATACGGACCCAACAGTAATGAACGTTCTTTGGCCAAACCTCAAGACCTTGGGTCCTGTGGGTGGCAAGGGCGTTGGCGTACGCATGGTCTTTGACGATGCTGGAAACACTGGTCACATTAATAAGTCTTTCCATATTGCGACGTATCAAGATGGTACGTTGGCTCAAACCCAGTCCGACTTCGGTGCCTATCTGGGCAGCCCATCTAACTTGGGTGCTGGTGTTGCTAGATATAATTCTTCTACAAATGAAGTTTACTTTGTCCTGAGAGCTGTAGACAGTGCTACTAGAAGTGGTAGCGTTACGGTATTTGATAACCTTGGCGATTTCAACGGTCGTAAGTACGTCACTCATCGTATTGAGCGTGCTGACGGTTACTCGCTGAAATTTGTAACTAGAGGTTCTTGCTCAAGACTCGCTGTAGCTCTGGATCCTAGTGGTGACCAGCAAGTTTGCTCGGCTACTAACTATGCCCTGATGTCGCTGAGAAACTCTCCTTATGCGTTTGATAAGGTAGAGTTTGGTGCTAGCATCCAAGAGTCTGCTAAGCAGAGAGATGCTGCTGAGACGATCAACAATAACCTTAACTTTATTGCTGAGGAATCTTATGCTTATGTTAAGTCTCAGTACAATGCTGGCACTAACACAAGCTTCTCCAGAACTGGTTCTTACACTTGCGTTGGCAATGTAATGACGGTTGTGGCTCCTAGGGGTCATGGCGTATTTGCTAAGAGCTCGTACGCTTTCAACTTCAGTGGTGCTACTCAAGATGGTGCTTACATTGTTGATGACTGTGTTGATCACAGAATCTTCACAATCATTCTGCCTTCCGCTAGCACAGATTCTGGTACAGTAACTATCACTGTACCTGCTCCTTGGCAGACACCAAACTCTGTACCTCCCGTAGATAGAAACGGTGATGGTACTTCTATGATCTTGGCTAACAAGCAACTGATTGCTCAAGAAGCAGTTGCTCGTATGCTTCTGAATAATCCAACGTTCAGTATCCCAACTGGAAACCAGGCATGTATTGATGACGCTATTGACTTCTTGGAAGCAATGGCATACAACCTTGCCTATGGCGGTAACGATCAGGTATATGATGCTGCCAAGTATTATGTTCAAGGTGCTCACGTTGTAGGTGAGGAAGATGAATCGGTAGAGGTCTTTGAACAGGCTAGAGACCTTGCCATTCAGGCAATGCGTAACGAGACCATTTCTATTCAAGGTAGCCATGGTCTAACTCAGATTAAGGACTTCACCATTAGTCCAGACTCTGCTCAGTCTGGCGTCGGTGATCGCTTCGGTGATGCTCGTAATCTGATCTATAAGAATAAGCAATTCATTGCTGAAATCGCCGTCGGTAGAATGATGGCGAATATTCCTTATGAGATTGTGGACTCCAGACACATGGATGCCCACGATCTGATTATTGCTAACGTTGATTTCATTGCTGCTGAGGCATATGAAGTTGAGTTGGCTGCTGATCCAACACTGACCACACCAACAGGTGATCCCCAAGATTGTATTGATGACGTTGCTGATGTTCTGAGAGCAATTGCTTTTAACGTCCAGCATGGTAGCAACAACCAAGTCTGGGATGCTGCTAATCTTTATGTTGGTACTCCTCACCTTGATGGAGAGGAAGCAAAGTCTATCGCTATCATGAACCATGCGAGAGACATTGCTAAACTGGTCATCACTAACAGAACCCATACTAAACTGGGTAGTCATGATTTCGATCAGGTATTTGACACTACAATTACCCACGATCAATCTGCTGCTGGTGGTGCTTATAGTGCTGCTGATTGTGCTAACGTACAGTCCACTATTGATACTCTCTTTGGTATCGTCACTGATGCCATTCAGAATGACACCCTGGCTGGTGTCACTAAGACAACTCCTGCTCCTTTCTCTGTTCCAACTGGAAACCAGGCATGTATCGATGACATCATCAATATCCTGGAAGTAACTTCTTGGAACACTGCGATGGGTGGTAATGACTTCACCTATGATGCTGCCCAACTGTATATTTCTGGTGCTCATGTTGCTGGTGAAGAAAATCATTCTATCTACGCATTCCGCCAAGCCAGAGATATTGCGATTGAGTGTTTCCAAAACGAACTTGTTTCCGTTGGTGGATACACTAACCTGACTCAGTATAGAGATCTGACCATTACTCAAGATACTGGTCTACCTATCTGTGCCAATGTCATCGCAGCATTTACTGCTTTAATGAATATTGTTGAGGTTGCTGTTGATACCAATAGCCTCTCGACTGTCACTAGAACTCTTTCTTACGCAAACCGCTGTTCTGATACAGCAGCTGCTATCACATCGCTGACCGCTATTGTTACTGATGCTATCGGTAGCACAGGTTCTCCTGGTAACCTGAATGGTGTTACCAGAACCTATCCAGTTGGAGATCAGCAGTGTATCGATGACGTATATCACGTACTCCGTTCTTGGATGTACGATATGCGTTATGGCGGTAACTCCAAGACTATTGAAGCCGCACAGAAATACCTTCAGGGTACTAGCATCAATTATGTTACCAATGAGGTACCTCAGACTCGTGAGGTATACGAAAAGGCGAAGGATATGTCGATCCTTGCCATTCGCAACCAACTTCCTCAAGGTAATTTCTCTCAGATTGCTCCATTCCACAACGCATCTACTACAGTTGATAGCAACCAACCTGAGTGTGGTGCTTCCATCAACTTCCTGACAGGTCTGTATACAATCCTGGATGATGCGCTTACAACTGCTGGCACATCACTCTCTAGCGTAACTCTTACCGAGCCAAGCTCCTTGCTGAGAGATGATAGCGGTCTTAAGAGAGTTCCAATGCTCTCTGACAACCTTGACCTTCCTGTCATTGAGGCATCTCCTTACATCCAGAACGCATCGCTGATTTCGTTCTTGGGTGCGTCTGGTGCTGAAATTGATGGTGCTAAGGTTGCTACTCCAAACGTTCCCCGTCCTGGTGTATTCCTCGATGGTAACGGTGTTGAGCGTCCTACTTTCCCACCTCAGGGTAAGTCGATGGTTGCCAACGCCTTCACGATCATTTCGGTCAACGGTGGTGTTGGATATAACATTCTGAACGATGGTTACACCCAGTTGGTGTCGGTCTTCGTCATCTTTGGTGGTGACGGTGTTATCGTACAGTCTGGTGGTTACGCTTCTCTGACTAACTCTGCTTCTAACTTTGGTACTCGTGCTCTGAAGGCAACTGGTTACCGTTCTGAGGCTTATGAGTTTGACGTTGGTACTGTAACTCAGGTTAGAAACCAGACAGATAATAACGGTGCTCAGACTGGTCGTCAGATCATTGAGGTTGGTGGTCCTATGACCAACTTCCCCGTTGAAGATTATATCATCAAGTTTGATGGATTTGTAAATAGCGATCCATCCAAGGAATACTTTATTCTCGGCACCGAGAAACTGTCGGGTTCTATTGGTACCCAGATCACCGCTAACATCACTACTAACGATGGTCTCGGTCTCGATCTGATCAGAACTTCTGACGGTACAAACGTATCGTTCCAGAACGGTAACCTGGATCTGCTGAACAATGCGGTCATCAGACTCCACAGACCTTCGGTATGTAACTCCTCCTCCCACACTTGGGAATATGTTGGCGCTGGTGACACCTATAACGCTCTGCCTCAGAACGGTGGTGTTGGTATTCCTGCTAACGAAGCTGTTGAGGAAGCATACGGTCAGGTCTACACCTCTGGTACTAACGAGTTTGGTGACTTCAAGGTTGGTGACTTTGTTACCATCTTCAACAGAACTGGTAGTATCAGCTTCGTTGGTACTGTTAGTATCTCCGAACTGTCTTCGATTAAGATCGTTGGTGGCTCTATCACCGTTACTGGATTCTCCGATAGTGATGAACTGGGTGGTGCTTTTGCTTCTGACTCCTTGCTGCCTACACAGGCTGCTGTTAAGGACTACATCACCAACAAACTTGGTCCTTATCTGAACCAGCCATACTCAACTAACGCTGTTCCTAGCGCTCTGGTTCAGTTGACTACTAGCGGTAAGATCAACATTGAACAGATCCCCGCTCTGCGTCCTTTCAATATCACATCGGTTACATCTACCGCTGAGCGTCTCGCGATTGAAGATGCCAGCGCTGGTGACATTGCTATTGAAACAACTTCGACTTCTTTCCAAATTGCTCCATCTAGCGTCGATATTGTCAACAACGTCATCACCATTCCATCTCACGGTTTGAATACTGGTGACATTCTGACATATTTCCAAGGTACCTCTAACATCGGTAACCTGGCTGATGGTGCGAACTACTATGTAATTCAACATGCCGTTGGTGCTAACACCACCGACTACATTAAGCTTGCTACATCACTTGCTGATGCTCAGGCAGGCACAGAAAGAAACCTGACATCTCAAGGTACTGGTACTCATGTTTTGCGTACAGAGGGTGCTGCCATCTCCTACATCCTGGAGAATGACCTTGATACGATGTTTGCTGCGTTTACTCCAAACAGTCAGTACGTATTCAACAACAACAGTCTGCTTGTTGGATCTCAGACCACTGCTCAGGTAATCGTCACCAACTACGAAGGTGGTGTTGTAAGAGACATTCTGATCGATGATCCTGGTTCTGGATACGCTACTGCCCCTGGTATCACCATCGGTGCTCCTCCAAGTGGTGTTCAAGCGACCGCTACTTGTACCATCACTAATGGTCAAGTAGCATCTATCACGATTACCAATCCTGGTAGTGGTTACTACACCGCACCTACAGTGTCCTTCACTGGCGCTCCTACTGGTGGTACAACTGCTACTGCTCAGGGTAATGCCGCTAGAATCGAAGCCAGACTTTATGTCGATCTCGCTAACAATATCAAACTCTCTGATATTGACTTCCTTCTCGATGAAGCAAACGTAACTGTAGCAAGTGGTGTCTATACCCACGATACCTTCGATATCACAATTACTGAAACCAATCACGGATTTAGTCAAGGTGATACCGTTTATCTTGAGTTCACCTCTGGTTCTTCTACCAGTGGATTCTACGCTATTGACACCATTGTCAACGCAAATGAATATACAGTTGTTGCTCAGACAGCACTTCTGACTTCTGGTAACTACAACAGAAAGAGAATTGTTGATCTTACCAGAGTTGTCAATACCTCTGCTAGCAACGCTCAAAACTGGACTCAGTTGTCCTCCACTAACATTGATGCTTCTAACATCGTTGCTGGTGTTATTGACCCACAGCGCTTGGCTGATACTGGCGTCGCTAACTCGTTCACCTTCCTTAGAGGTGATGCTTCCTTCCAGTATGCTGTTCAGTCGATTAAATTTACTACAGATGATGTTCTGGTTGGAGAATCTTCAATTCAGGATAATAGCTATATTGAAAGAGTTGATATCATTAACCCTGGTTCTGGATATACCGTTGGTACATACCAGAACATTCCAATGGTCGGTGGTAATGTTCAAATCTCTGATGCTGGGGTCGCCCGTGCGACATATACAGTCTCTGACGTTGTAACTGGCGGTATCGTTGACAGCGTAAGTAATCTCAACTTTGTTCCTGGATCATATACTCCTAACTCCACATTTGATGTAGGCGCGTCCAACACTGATGGTGCTGGTCTTGGTGTTCAGATTAGATTCCTCACTGATTCCGTCGGTGACATTTCGGTTGACATCATCCTGGATGGTGGTTCTGGTTACAGTGGTGGTGACACTCTTGAATTTGATGGTCCACTCTTCGGTGGTACTGTTCAGCAGGGTGTAACCTTAAGTGTATCTACTCTGACTTCTAGCACAACATTTGGTGCTATCTCCAGTGTTTCTGTTGTTACTCCTGGTACTGGATATAACTCAGACTTTACTCTGACTGTTCCTAGCGAACTGGGTCAGCCAGCTGTAGCAGGTAGTTTGACTGCTGTTAAGGGTACACTTTCTCGTTACTACGGTAACACTTCGATTGACCTTCTCAAGGCAAACAACCTTACCCCAACAACTCTTCAGGCTGGTGGTTCGGTCTTTGGTAACTATGGTATCGCCAAGTTCCGTAAGCCCGCTGCTGAGCAAGCACTGGCTAACCAAGACCTCGGCGGTTTCGTTATTACCACTAATGGTGAAGTTACCATTGACCAGGGTCCTGGTTCTAAACTGAACGCTGATAAACTGGATGGTAACGAAGGTTCCTTCTATCAGAATGCCACTAACCTCACTGAGGGTATCCTTGATCCTCAGCGTCTGGCAAACACCACCTACAACATCTCGATCTCTGGTACAGCAGACTACTCGAACACTCTGTTCTGTGAGACCACTGCTCCATCTTCTGCTAACGCTTCCCTGGTTAGTGCTGCTAACGTAGGTACTCAGCTTGCTCTGAGATCCAACTCCGTAACTGGTATTCCTACCGATGCGGGTGGTACCAGAGCGGGTATCATGACCTTCCGTCGCTCCGCAACTGGTAACTCTGTTGCTCAGTTGGCTTTCTCCGCTACTGACAACCTGTACCTCAGAGGTAACTCTGACACTGGTACCGTTTACGGTCAGTGGGCGAAGGTCTGGCATTCTGAGAATGATGGTGCTCCTGATCCTAACGATCCTCGTCGTGGCACTCTCCCTGGTCCAGACGCTGATTACCTTGACGGTAAGCAAGGTCTCTGGTTCCAGTCTGGTTACAACATTAATGACCAGAGAACAAGTGGTGTCATTGGTGACACTGCTCTGCCCGAACTCCTGGGTCGCAATAAGTATTTTGCTGACAACCTCTATCTGGTTGCTTCCAGCGAAACTTATGAACTCTATATCCCTGACTACTTCGCTTCTACTGGTACTGCTCCTATTGGCAACTTGTCCAACAACGGAGTCTATACTATCTACTCCGATGAAGCCGCTGTCAACAACATCGGTACAATTACCGTTCTTGCTAATGGTATCACTGAAGTAAATGATTCAACTACTGGATCTGTCTACACGTTGGTCAGAGGTACAATTAACTTTGTTGGTGCCTTTACCAATAAAGATATCAAGGTCTTTGGTCCCAACCCTGGTACCAAGTGGACTGTAACTTCTTCCAATCTCCTGACCACTGGCGCAAGTCAAGTGTTTGCTATGAGCAACACCGCTAACGGTGCTTTGCTTGAGATCGGTAGAACTAACGTTGTTGCCACCCCAACTATTGATTTTAGATCTGGCGCTCTGGCTGCTGACTATGATGTAAGATTTGAAGTCAGTGGCGGTACCGCACAGGATGGTCAAGGTGTTCTCGAACTCAAGACCAGTTCCTTTACTCTGAACGGCAACACTGTATGGCACTCTGGTAATGACGGTGCTACCTCTCAGTTGGACGCACACTATGTTGATGGTTACATCCAGAGCGCTACTAACACTGCCAATGCTCTGGTTCGTAGAGACGCTAGCAGCAACATCTTTGTTTCGGACATCACCGCTGACCAGGGTATCTTCGCCAACACTGGTGAATCGATCCTTCAACTTGCTGATGGCAACGGTATCAACCTTGGTAAGGCAGGCACTAACAACCTGTCCATCAGAGGTAGACAGGACACCAACTCTGGTTACGTCCAGTTTGGTAATGATGGTAAGAGCCTTGGATTCAATGGAACTCATCTGTCTTACGGCACAATCTACTTCCGTAATGATAGAATTGGTATTGGTGACAGTGACCCAGCTCAAAGTCTGACTTCTACTGGTAATGCCGTCTTCGGTACTACAAGTAGATCTGCTAACACCTTTGTCCGCGCACTCGCAGGCGATAGCAACCAGGCAGGTTTTGAAGCATACGGTAACAGCCAAGGTACTGGTTACCTGTTCGTAGGTCAGGACAGCGCCTATGGTGGTGGTATTGCCTACAACGGTGATAACTCACCTGCTTCGTTCGGTTCTGAACAGGGTGACGACATCACCTTCTACAGAAGAGATAACGGTACTGACACTCGTGTCATGAAGTACCGCTACAACGATTCTACTGTACACTTCTTCGGTCAGATTCGTTCCCGCGTTGCTACTGGTACTGCTCCAGTGAGCACTGACTCTACTACAGTATGTACTAATCTGAATGCTGACCTGCTGGATGGTTATCAGGCAAACAACCTGCCTTACCTGTCTAGCCAAGTCAATACCTGGATCAACGATGCTGGTGGTCAACCAAGATTCTACTTCAGCAACAACTCTCATACATACTTCAGAACTGGCAATGACTTCTTCTTCAGAAATGATTCTGACAATACCTTTGCTTCTTGGGATCAAGGCGGTAGATGCCACTTCCACGAACCAGGCAGCAACAGTATTCAGTCTAGCTACAGAGTTCAGATTACTGGCGATAATGGTCTTAACATTAACGCTTCTGAAGGTCTGTCCAGTGGTCAGAAGTCTACGGTTCTTAGAGCAAGTGGAGACAAGCAGTATCTTGACTCCTATGGTATCATTAAGAGAAACCGTAACAACATTGGGGAGAGCATCACCATCAACAATGGTGACTCCTGTGGATCCTTTGGTCCTATCACTATAAATAGTGGCGTGACCATTCAAGTCGCCTCAGGCGGTGCCTGGGTAATTCTCTAAGTAAATCTATGAGTAGGTTATACGTAAATAACATCCGCTCTTATAGCGGAAGTACCATTACAATCCCTGCTACCACTGCCCTCTCTCTTGGTGGAGCCAAGATTGATGAGAACTCTGTTCTGCCCAGTGCTTCTGGGCAGGCAAACAGAGCAGTTGGTAGTGATGGATCGTCCGTGGTATATGACACTTACGGTGCTCAAAGTATCCAAGTTTTCCAGAGTTCTGGTACCTACACTAAAGGCGCTGGCGTAAATACGGTCCTAGTTAGACTCGTAGGCGGCGGTGGCGGTGGTTCAGGTCATGCTGAATCTGGTGGTGCTGGTGGATACGCCGAAAGAGTTTGTGATGTGTCTGGAGTAAATACTGTATCCGTTGTCGTTGGACAGGGTGGTGCGGGGACTTATTACTCTGGCAGATCTAGCCAGGGTGGTTCTACTTCTTTTGGTTCATTTTGTTCTGCTACTGGTGGCGATGGTGCTAACCAGTCATTCCAACATGCTGGTGGACTGGGTGGCATTGGTGCTGGTGGTGATGTCAATATGTACGGAGGTGGTGGATCTGCTCATGGTAGATACAACGGAGCAGGTGGTTATTCCTTCTTCGGTGGTTGCGCTGCCAGAGGACATCCCCGTGGTGGAGACTATTCGAGAAACCACCAAGCCAGGTGTGCTCCTGGATCGGGTGGCGCTAATGGCTGGTTCCGTTCCTACCTCGGACCAGATGGTAAACACGGTATGGTAGTAATCTGGGAATTCAAGTAAACAATGTCTATTCTTAAGGTCAATGAATTGAGAGCCCAGTCGGGCAGTAACGTAACCATTCAAAGTGGTTATAGTCTTCGACTGGGCACTAAGACACTGGATGCTTCTAGTGTCATGCCTTCTCCAGCTGGTCAAAATGGTAAAATCTTGACCAGTAACGGGTCTACTAGATCATGGACTGAACATGGTGCCGTATCGATGCAGGTATGGACATCCAACGGAACTTGGAGTAGACCTTCTGGTGTAAAGAGAATTCTTGTTAGACTTTCTGGTGCTGGCGGTGCTGGTTCGGGTGTGGGTGAAGCAGGTGGTGCTGGTGGATACGCCGAAGAAATTATCGACGTTACTGGCATTTCTTCTGTTTCTATTACCGTTGGGCAACCTGGATCTTGGGGTGGTACTTTCTACTCTGGCGGTGCTGCTAATGGTGGTACTACTTCTTTCGGCAACTATCTGTCTGCCTCTGGTGGTAACGGTGCCAACCGTAACTACCAGCACTGTGGAGGACTTCCTGGCGTAGGCTCAGGTGGTCAACTTAACATCTATGGTGGTGGTGGATCTGGTCACGAGTATTGGGCTGGATATCCTGGTGGCGGATCTTTCTGGGGCGGAGCAGGTGCTTCTGGTCACCCTCGTGGTGGTCACTATGCTTACAATCACCAATACAGAGCTGCTCCTGGCAGTGGTGGTTCCCCTGGCTATCACACTTCTACTCGTGGTGCTAGAGGTATGGCAGGTATTGTAGTAGTTTGGAACTTCGCATAAACAATGTCTAATATTCGTATCAATGAACTCGACGCTGCGTCGGGAACTACTATTCTTATCCCCGATGGATACAACCTGTCCCTCGGTGGAACTACTCTGAACAAGAACTCTATTCCACCCCCACCAGAAGGTAACGCTGGTAAGTTTCTTGTCAGTGACGGAACTTCTGCGTCGTATAAAAATATCGGTCCCTCTAGTATTCAGACTTTTTATAATAGTTCTACTTGGACTAGACCAGCAGGCATCAACCGTGTCTTGGTTCGTGTCGTAGGTGGTGGCGGTGGTGGATCAGGGCATTCCGAATCGGGCGGCGCAGGCGGCTATTCCGAAGAGGTAATCGATGTCCGTGGAATCTCGTCTGTTACTGTTACTGTGGGCAATGGCTCTCAGAGCGGCACTTATTATTCTGGTAATGGTGGAGGCGGTCAGACATCCTCGTTCGGAAACTACCTTTCTGCGTCGGGCGGTCTTGGTGCTAACCAGTCTTTCCAACATTGCGGTGGTCTTGGTGGTTTGGGCTCTGGTGGCAATCTAAACATCTATGGTGGTGGTGGAATTGGTCACATGAACTACATGGGTCATGGTGGCAGTTCTTTCTTTGGTTGCGGTACCATGAGCGCTCATGGTAACTGGGTACAAGGTACTCGATCTAACCAACTACGTGCTGCTTATGGTGCTGGTGGAACAGCTGGTTATCAGCGTTCTTATCAAGGTGCCAATGGCATGAAGGGCTGCGTTATTGTTATGGAGTTCGTTTAATTCTAAATAGTTACCAAGGAATCTAAAGTAAAATGGCTAAAAGTTGTCTTGTAGATTACAGAGGATTTATTACTGACATCAGAGATGTTGGTGATGAATTTGAAGTATATCAAGGTCCCGATTCTCATATCCGCTGGGTCATTTGTGATGATGACAACGTGGATAATACTTGGGTCCTTTATAACGGAGAGTTTTTCTCTGGAGATCTTCGCCTGGAACGTAACCAGGATATGAAGCGTAAGGTCGCATATGGCTCGATCGAAGAGCAGCTGGATATGATGTACTGGGATCAGGTCAACGGAACGACTACCTGGAAAGATCATATTGCCTCGATCAAAGCAGCAGAGCCTACCCAGTCTATTGCTGATGCCGATCCTGCTTTCTACGCTGATAAGAGAGAGTTTGAAATGGGTACCGAGGATGCTCCTGCTTGGGAATCTCTTCCCGCAGAGAAGCGTCAGAAAGTTACGACCTTTAAGAATGGGACAGTTTATGAAGAGGGCTGGGGTCCTGATCCCGTAACTGGTAAACCTGTTAGAATCTCCTGAGGATATCCATCTAGATTATGATTGATAAAATTTGTATTGTTGGTGGCGGCACCGCTGGATGGATTGCCGCCGCTTCTTTGATTAGATTTTTTCCTGAAAAGCAAATTACTCTAATCGAGTCACCAGACATTCCTACGATTGGTGTCGGAGAATCGACTACCCAATTTTTTAGGGACTGGACTAGAGAGATGTGTCTCTCTGATGTCTGGATGGATGAGTGCGAAGCCACTTATAAGTACAGCGTGAAGTTTAAGAACTTCAGCGAGTATGGTGATTTCCACTATCCATTCTTCCCTGGTAAAGAGCCACCCAACGCAAAGGTTGGACTTCTGGACTGGTTCCTTCATTACCGTGCTACTAACGGTAATCCAGATAAGTCCTTCTGCGAGTGGATGGTTCCTTATTGGAAGATTATCGAAGATAACAAGGTCGTTCCTCGGGACGTTGATTACTTCAGCTATCTAGACAATGCTGGGTATCATATGGATGCTCAGAAGTTTGCTGAGTATCTGCGTCGTGAGTTCTGTGTTCCCCGTGGCGTCAAGCATGTACAGGGCACTGTCACTGAGATTGATCACGACGAGACTGGTATCAAGCGAGTCTACGTTGGTGATACTTTCTACAGCGCTGATCTGTTCATTGACTGTACTGGATTTAAGTCTCTGCTTTTGGGTGAGACCCTGGGTACGGAGTGGGATGAATTCCCCTTCCTGATCAATGATCGTGCCTGGGCAGTTCGCCTCAAGTATAAGGACAAGAAGACAGAGATGCTCAACCATACTCTGTGTACCGCACTGGGTAATGGCTGGGTCTGGCATGTTCCCCTCAGCACTCGCTACGGCACTGGATACAACTTCAGCAGCAAGTTCATCTCGGATGAGGATGCTCTGGAAGAGTTCAAGGCGCACCTAGGCGAGGGATTTGAGGATCGTCAGATCAGTGACTTCCGTTTGATTGAGTGGAAGAACGGCGTCTCCAAGAAGATCTGGAACAAGAACGTTGTTGGTATTGGACTCTCTGCTGGTTTCATTGAGCCACTAGAATCCAATGGACTCATGAGTGCTCACAACTTCGCCATGTATTTGTGTGATGCTTTGTCAGCACATAATGGCAAGGTGAACACGATGATCAAGGATCAGTTCAATCGTCGTTGCCGTCAGAACTTCCAGAACTTTGCTTACTTTGTGGGCAATCACTTCATGCTATCCACCAGGGAAGATACTCCCTACTGGAAGTACATCACTCAGGATATTGATTATCTTAGTGCTCACGTTCAGGATGAGTATCGAGTCTATCCTCAGAACCAGATCTTCCTGGACATGCATGATATGAGCATCTGGAATATGAGTAACCTTGAAGGTAACGCATATCTTGCTGCTGGATTTAACCAGCATCCAGTGACTTCATGGCACGCTGATTATATGGAAAGGCGGCATAGCCTTGACTTAAGTCAGTGGAGGACGCTAGAATCTGGGTACGAGCTCCACCCCGATACGGTACGGGAGATCGATGAATTCCCCACGCCAGAAGAGTTCTATTACGAACGTGTCTCTGGTGTTGATGTTCCTCACTATATCCATGCGTAAGATTTGTATTGTTGGCGGTGGTAGTTCTGGATGGATGACTGCCGCTGCTTTATCTAAAAGGTTTCCCCAGTGGGATATCACCCTGGTTGAAAGTCAATACTCTAAGCCTCTAGGTGTAGGTGAGTCTACCCTAGGGCATTTTAATCGGTACTTAGATTGTCTAGGTATTGAGGATAAAGACTGGATGCCTTCCTGTAAGGCGACCTATAAAGTATCAATCCAATTTAGTAACTGGAAGAATGAAGGAGATGTCTTTCAGTATCCTTTTGGTGACTTTGATTTCTCTCGTGGTGGATTTTTAGATTGGTATCACCTTCATAACTTCTTCCCAGAACAATTTCCAGACACATCGTTTGCTGAGTTTTATAATCCAATCTCATATCTGGCTTCTGCTAATAAGATGTGTGATCAGGATCAATACATTCCAAACTTCAGCAAACAATGGAATGCGGCTTACCACTTTGATGCTGATCAGTTTGGGCAATGGTTGCGTAAGAACCTTTGCCAGAATGTGACTCACTATTATGGTGACATCAGTGGTGCCTCACTTAATCATAAGGGTGAGATTGCGTACCTGCTCGATGACGAGGGGCACCAGTATCATGCCGATTATTTTATTGACTGTACTGGATTCAAGTCAGCAATCCTAGAGGGATATATGGGAGTTCCCTTCATCTCCTTTGAAGATGATCTTCCTAATGACTCTGCTGTCGCAGCAAGGGTTCCTTACACTAATCGTAGGGAGCAGATGAGCAACACGACAGATGGGTATGCTCTAGGCAATGGATGGGTATGGACTATTCCTACCTGGGATCGTATCGGAACTGGCTATGTTTATTCCTCTAAGTTCTGTTCCCAAGAACAGGCAGAGAAGGAGTTCCGTGATCATGTCAAGTGGGATGGAGAAGTCAAACACATTAAGTTCCGCCACGGTAAGCACAAGTATGGGTGGTGTAAGAATGTTATTGGTATTGGACTATCCTATGGTTTCCTAGAGCCACTAGAATCTACAGGTCTCTTTACTACACACGAGAACATTCTTCGATTGATCGATACCTTTGAAAGAAGGAACGGTAAGATCACTCAGTTGGATATTGATGGTTTTAACCATGCGGTCTCATACGAACTCGAAGCAATGAAAGAGTTCGTGTACATGCATTATTATCTGTCACCTAGAGATGACACTCCTTACTGGAGATATTACACTGAGCGTAGTCCACTGACATATGAGGAGATGTATGATAAAGTGGTAAGGTCACCTAGACTTTATCAAGAGTTCATACATAACTTCAATATCGCAAATGCTCCTAAAGACCTTGGAGGATTGGTTTATATTGCTGCTGGTCTTGGATACCATCCTTTGACTGTTACTGATAGTCTCCACACTAGAAATCGTAGAGAGTATCCACAAGAAGAAATGGAATCTACGGCTAGACAATTTGAAAAGTATAAGATTAGTCTAGAAAGGCACGTTGCTAAACTCCCAAGTCATTATGATTACCTTGTTCAAAACATTTATGGGGTTGATGAAGAAACCCAAAAAACCGCGTGCTAGATTTTTTAGTCTGATTCCTGGGGCGCATACTCTGTACCCTGTGATTAGATCTGAAGAACTGGATCGGGATTGGATTAAGAGTGAGAAGGAAGACTATAGGGAACGGCAAACCAAATGCCCTATGGCTAACATCATGAATGCCATCCCATTCAACCAACCCCATAGTATTGGTAAGTGTCCAGCAATTAACTCGGTGATGCGGACTGGGTACGTTGTTCGTGCTCCAGCTGACTTTAAGGTCCATACCAATGGGGATGGGCATACTATTCTTTTCACTACTACTCCATTCAGTCCTCCTGGTTCTGACTATGTGGTCCTCCACGATAGTGATACCGCCAAGTGGTTGATGGACTCTTCCAAAGATAACGTTATTGATCAAGTCATCAAAGTCAATACATGTTGGAGAGTACAAGCAGATGATGACATTGTGTTCCTTCAGACTAAGGTCCCGTTTGTAAATGAATCTAGATTCAGCGCTATTTCTGGTATCCTTGATCCACGCTCGGCTTATGAAGTCAATGTCCAACTCTGGTGGCACGTGAAGGAAGGTGATGAAGTAGTTAAGGCAGGGACTCCTCTTGCTTGCTACGTTCCTATTTCCCGCAAACTCCTAGAAAACTTGGATGTATCCATTGACGTTGCTACTCCAGAAGATTTTGTTCTAGAGAACGAGTTTCAATTTACTGCTTATAATGAATTTCAGGAAAACGTTAACGTCACTAAACGTCAACTGAAGACTAATAAAATCTTGAGAAAGTATTGGAAATGACCATCCACCCTTTGTTCTCGGTTCCAGTATTCAAGGGGCATCTTTGCCCCACCGAATATCAAGAAGCCGACTTTGATGATATCCTTACTAGGATGTTTTTGGATTCTAAGTTGGGTGACTTTGCTGGTGAGACTGGTTTGTCTACCGCACCTAATGGTATGAACCTTCATGAGATTCCCGAATTGAAATGGTTCTGGGAAAGGATTGATTATGCTGTCCGAGACTACTGGGTCAATATCCTAGGTTACAGGAAGATGGCTTACGTTGAGTGTCAGCACTCTTGGGCAAACAAACATTTCTCTAATGACAGCACAGCAGAGCACAGTCATAGAGATGGTTGGAATGGTAGATGCCAAGTATCTGGAGTCTATTATTTTAAGAAACCTAAGGGTTCTGCTAACATTCGATTTTGTAATCCCAATGATTACATTCTAAGGATGACACCGTACGAACACATGGCAGGTATAGATACTATATCTACTGAAGTGACCGCAGAGCAGTACGATTTTATTCTTTTCCCATCTTGGGTAAGGCATAGAGTACCACCTAGCAATGCTTCTCAGAGAATCGCTATATCATTTAATTACCTAGGTTATGATTGAAGACTTTAAGATTCTTCCTGTTCCCAAACATAAAGCCAAGTTCATCAAACCATTTGATGAATGGAACTTTACGTTCCATGGGCAATACTGGCGTATTCGTGATATGTTTTATGACCTCGATGAATTCGTTGAGGTGCTCAAGTGCTATCCGATAGAAGACTACAACAATGCTGGTAGTGCGAGCGATCCAAACCCTTTCGCGCAAACGTCGATATCTCATTGGATATTTTCCCCCATCGCAGAACAGATCCGACATTTCATAATGGTCAACCACTTCAAGCAATCAGTTGATGTGGGGCTACATGATGAGAGATTCTCTGAGTGGGGGAACATCTATGTTAAAGATAGGTGCCGTCCTGTAGGTTGCTGGCAGATGCCACATAGAGACTTTGGCACTGATGAAGGATTCATTGCTAACCTCTGGCTTTCTCACCACGAAGAAAATGAAACAGGAACCAACTTCTTTAAGTATAAAGGAACGATTGATGAGGGACGGTACGATTTCCAAATCGATCCAAGTCACCACAGGTATAAAGAGTGGCATAGTTGGCACGGAGACGGTACCAATCACGACGACGGATGGATCAACTTCGATTCAGACAAGCAACGGCATTGGGGTTTCATTAAGACAGGTTTCGCCGCAGCAGAGTACGGAACTATGACACTGTACAATGCGAACACCATTCACGCTCCTTGGATTCCAGAGAGTGTAGAATGGAGATGGAGTCATTGCTTCGGATTTAAGTATACGCCTTTACGAAATGTTCCTAGATGAAATCTTCCCCACTCCCATATGGGGAACTGACCTAAAACTTGATCTTGATAGCATCATGTATTGGGCTTATCTTGAGAAAGAAAAGGATGAAGGTAGACTGGTATCTAACGTTGGTGGGTGGCAATCAAATGACTACAAAGAGTTTGATAGAACACCACTTAAACCTTTAGTCGAAGCAATTGCTAAGATGGCAGCGGTGGCTTCCAATGAGTTAGGTATACCAGAACCTGCTGATAGTATTGTTAATCTATGGGTCAATATCAATCCCAGACTTTCATACAATCAAGTTCATGTACATCCAGAATGTAAACTGTCTGGTGTCTTCTATGTGAAAGCAGATGAGAACGCTGGCAATCTATGTTTTACTAGAGGGTCCAATGACTTCGCTTTGGGAACCATTGCTCCAAACATGACTAGATATAGTAATGCTGAGTATGAGTATACACCGATACCAAATCGCTTGATTATCTTCCCAGCGTGGGTGATGCATCATGTGAAAGCTAACCTATCCTTTTCCGACAGGATATCTTTGTCATTTAATTTACGATGAAAGAATTTAAGAATTTCCTACCAAACTCTCTAGCACTAGAGGTTCATGATCTCCTTACCTCGAATATTTTTCCTTGGTACTGGCTTGATGATGTAACAGTTTCTCCCGATGCTAGGGATGAAGTTCCAGCGTATTACAGGTCTCAACCTGGAATGCATCACACTCCTTATGTCGATGGTCGCGCTAGTGAGTGGTATGATAAGTTTAGTTTTATCTACCACTACATCTTGGATGCGATGGAGTTAGATTATAGAGATTGGCAACTGGCTCGGATTCGCTGTGGTTTGAACTTCCCTACTTTTAGGGATGAGCATATGCTTCACAATCAACCACATATCGATTATCCAGAAACCCAAGTAGGAGATCACTTTACTTGTTTGTATTATGTAAATGATTCTGATGGTCCAACTGTCGTGTTCAATGAGACTACAGAATCTGACAAATACACTATCAAGTACCAGTGTCATCCTGAGAGGAACAAACTGTTTGTCTTTGATGGTAAGCATTACCATGCTTCTTCTTGCCCCAAGGAGCATGATGCTCGATTGGCATTGACAATCAACCTGTGTAGTAGAGGTCGAAATGTGGAACAGTTTCTTCGCAGCGTCTAATCTACTCGGAAAGGATCAAGCAGCTTATGTTCCAGATTTCCTTAAGTCTCCTGAGAAGTATTGTTCTTGGGAGACAGTAGAGGATGCCTTACATAGATCAGATATGTACTGGGAACTCATCATGCCAGATGGTTCCAAGAGAGACATTGAAGTCTATAAGCCAGCATGGGCTAGAACTCCAGACCAAGATAAGAAACATATTCATAACCATATCATGAGTGGTTTGAGTTTTGTTATCTTGTCATACAGTAGAGCAAATGCTAGAGTTAGATCTCTATGTGCCGAAATCGAAAGGCACTTTGATGTGAATACGGATATTCATGTCTATGGAGCGAGAGATTCTGCTAACTCTTTTAAGTGTCATTATGACCACTTCGCTAATTTTATTATTCAATGTGAAGGTGAAACAGATTGGGTAGTCTATAAGAATAGGGCTACCTCTCTATGGGAAGCAAGAAATGATAAACCCGTAGATGAATCAAAATATGAAGTTGACTGGCAGGGGGTTCTCAAACCTGGAGATATGCTGTATATTCCAGATAGGGCGTGGCACAAAGCCACACCAACTTCCAGAAGACTGTCAATGAGCATCCCATGTATGCCAACCGTGATACCCTCTAATTTCTATGACAGAACCCACTATACAATTACATAGAAAGCCATTTGTTAAACTGATTAGACAGATGGTATCTCCCAATGTCATTGATCTTCTCGCTACCGAGTTTAGACTTATGCGAGATGCTCTAAAGGCTATGGGGAGCGATGAGGGTTATAATGATCCGACTGTTCCTAATACCTTTTCTTGGTATTCTCCACTTTGTTTTGAATCTTTGAGTTTGGTCCTTCAACCAAAGATCGAAAAAATTTTAGGAGAGAAGTTACATCCGACCTATTCTTATGGTCGTATATATACTGAAGGCAGCGAGCTTGTTCGGCACGTTGACCGAAGAAGTTCTGAAGTAGCAGTAAACATCAACATCGCAAGGGACGAGGAGTGTCCGTCATTCCTTTACTTTGAATGGGAGGGACAACTGAAAAAGGTTGACCTTGAGCCAGGAGATGTGGTAGTATATTCGGGATCACTCATTCCACATTGGCGTGAGAAGTATACAGGCAGAGAGCAGATGAATGCTTTCATGCAGTATGTCTTTGCTAATGGTCACTACAGCGATCTAAAGTATGATACTCGTCCCTATCTTGCTACTCCATATGAGCTGACAGAAGGACACATTAAAGATGAAGTGAGAAACTATGTCTGAAGAAACAACAACCGAAGGTCTTCTAGATTTTACGGATGTGTGGGATGACTTTGTTGAGCAACTTGTCGCTTGCCGTAAGGACGTTAAAGAGCGTGAAGATGAGCTCGAAAAGAATTCTGCCCTCCTGACCCGTGTAGATCTTACCGAACTTAATGAAGTTCGGAACAAGTGCCTCAAACTTGAAGGTGCTTGTGAAGCCCTTGACCTTGTACGCACCAAAGTTCTTGGTGAAGAATCCAAAATCCAACGGAGTGAAGCATGACTATTGAAGAAATGATCAAAGACTTTGAAGAGCAGCGCGGTAAGATCCGTGGTGAAATCTCGGAGATCGAAGACGCACTAAAAGCCAGACAGGAACAACTCTTGCGTCTTGGTGGCGCAATCGAAGGTCTCCGTCTGGCTGAAAAGAATCTTGATGATTCTGCTGTGCCTGCTGATGCTGAGGTTGTTAAGTAAGTAAAGCTTTACTGCTAAGCATATCATGCTTCTCATCAAATTCAAATCTTTGAGGAGCGTGATACTTATCACCAGCAACAATTAGGTAATATCTATTACCGTAAATATTTTTGGTAATACCGATGGAACGAATGTCCCTTCCATCATACTTACCGCCTACTTCATAGGGAACAGTCTCTGGAGTTCCATCAAAGGGTGCTTTGATGCGAGACCAAAGATGTTCCCTATTTCTATATTCTCCCGTAGGAGGTTTTCTATCTCTTAACGACATTGGGCTATAAATACAGAAGAGGATAACACTGACCTGGACAGGCGTACATGGCAACCCTATTAGTTAAGGTCGCAGACTCATTTGACGTTAACGATGTAAAGGATACTCTCCTTAGTCAGCATGATTATTTAGAGTTTGTAAAGACACTTAGATCATTCCGTACTATCAGATTCAGCGTAGCCGATGAGTTTGCTACAGCAGAGAATCTAGAGAGTGTGCGTCTAACCGAAGGTCTCCAAGGAGCCACTTGGGATAGAGAGTTTCGCGTCACTGATTATGATGATGGTGGCGAAGTATTAAATGTAGAGTATGTTGGTGATGAGGTTGAAGAAACTGATGCTCAACTTCAAGACACTAAGAACACTAGGATTCTTGCCACTGGCTCTGGTGGTACTATCTATGTGCGTGTTCAAAACTTTACAGCAGGTCCAAGATACGTCTTCTCAACAAGCTCGGGTGGACCATTTAGTAGAATCGGAACCTTTACTGGATTCCTCCAAGGCGGCACTTATACATTTGACCAGTCAGACTCCTCAAACGCAGGTCACCCCCTTAGACTCTCTATTACGCCCGACGGCATTTGGACTGCTGGTGGCGTTATTTACTCCACAGGTGTAACCGCTGCTGGTACTCCTGGACAGTCTGGTGCCTATACAAGAATTACTGTCAGTTCTAGCACCCCATCTGTTATTTACTGGTATAACGCTAACTCTTCCAACTACGGCAACTACAACGATAGTCCTGCTCGTTTTGGTAAGTTCTGTATTCATGACTTCTGGCATCTCGATAGAATTACAAAGCAGAACCGTTCCTACATGAACGGTGTGTACAATAGCCCAGAGGAAGGCGACGGATGCGACCTCTATGTTATTGATACTGGTGTTCGTGGATCTTCTAGACCCACAGGAACTAACGCTGCGCTTCACCCAGAACTGTATGACCCCGATAACATTACTGACCTAAACGGTACTTCGGAGCAACAGTCTTATCGGGTATATGAAGTAACTGGATTCCAATCTGGTTTTACCATTAGTGGTTATGGAACTAACTCTAATGAAGATGACCAGGGTCATGGTACCAACTGTGCTATCTGTGCCGCTGGTATCAAGGCAGGTGTGGCTCGCAAAACAAAGATCTATGCCCTGAAGGCTTTTAATAGTTCAGGTAGTGGATCTCTTTCTGACATCATCGATGCCTATCAGGCAGTCATTGACCACAATGATTCAGGTCACCCTAACTATAAGGGCAATACAAGACCTGCCGTAATCAACGCTTCCTTTGGTCCCACAACTCCAAGCGGTTCTTTCCCCTACGTTGAGATTAACGAGAGTGGGCAAGACGCTGGGTTTGACCTGGAACTCTATGACGAAGCTGAAAAAGTAATCGTCGATAACAATATCATTCTTGTCAGATCTGCTGGCAATGGATTTAGCGATGCCTCTGGCAATTTTGCTGGTCCTCTCCAGACAAGATATGTTGCTGGTGCTAGATCTTCTGGCTTCTCTGATAATGATGTAAACTATCAGGATGTTAATATCAAGAGCATCTCGGTTGGTGCTTCTGATTATAATGACCGCTGGGCAGACTTTTCTAACTACGGATCTGGTACAACCACCGTAGCCCCAGGGGCACACCTGACAGTTCCTCTATATGATTGGACTGCTAATACCCCATATACCAGCACAAGCAACTACGGAAACATCAGCGGTACTTCTTTCTCTGCCCCTGTTGTTGCTGGCATTATGTGTCAGTGGGTGACTAGCAATAATTACAACCTGACAACTACAGATCTCACTGGTCTGGCTAAAGACTTTATCCGCCAGAGAGGTACGGTTGGAGATATCTCTGCTATCAGTAGCACCGCATATCCAATCAATACTGCTACAGAATACAGACTGCCAACGGATCCTTTTGCTACAACTTCCGCTAGCGCTACGCTGAAGATCTCTTTCCCACCAGCACAGTCTTCTGTATTCCTCAACAACATTAACAAGTATATCCAGTTTAGAGTAGGTGCCGCTTCTCTGAGTATTGGTGGTGTTAATGTTAAGGATGAATCCTATCAATGGCATCAGATTGTAGCACAGGATCCTGTAAACAATACAATCACAATCGCTCTACAGAATCCTGCTACTAGCACAGCAAGCGGTGGTGGAACAAACAACTACATGTGTATCATTTCTGATACTCATGAGTTTACTGATGGTCCAGCATTTGCTAACGTAACTCTATACGCTGAGCTTGACTCTGAAGAGTCAACTCATAGTGGTAGAGCCATTAATAATATCCCAGTACATACTGGTGCTGACTTTGATGTATCGAGTACAGATTCGGTCATCTCCAAAGTCATGGGTATGTTCAACCCATTCATTCCCAAGACAATCACTTGGTACACTAGCGCAGGTGATCTAACAAGTGGTCAGGGATATGATAATGGGGATTCAGTGAATGTCCAACTTGGCATCCAAACTATTGTTTCGTATGCTAATGAACCATTTGCTGCTAGGGAATATCAACTGAGTGGAGATAGTATTAGCAGCACAGGTCTTTCATTCGATACTTCTTCTGGTATTCTTTCTGGAACAGTAACTGCTAGTTATCAAGACCTAACTTTTAATATCACCGTCACTGAACTGAAGAGTGGTGAATCTCGCAGTTATTCCTTCCAAACAAATGGAACGGGTGTTCTGGTATTCATCACAACTCAACCAGTTGATCAAAATATTGAAGCTGGTGGTGGTACAAATGCGGTCTTCGGTCCACTCCAAGGATACTCTTCGGATGGATCCACAGTTACTTATCAGTGGCAATACTCTACAGATACAGGCTCCAACTGGAACAACATTAGTTCTTTGGCAGGACACAGTGGAGAACTTACTGATACTCTGACTGTTGATGACGACTTCGCATTTAATGGATATCAGTATCGTTGTATTCTGAATTCCAGCACTGCGGTACAAACAACCACATCTAATGTGGCTAACTTGAGCATGTACAGAGTGATCGCTGTATCTCAAGATCCTCAACCACAGAGCGTCGTTGCTCCCGCCGCAGCTACATTCTCGATTGTTGCTTCTACTGCTGATAGTGCTACTTTGGCATATCAGTGGAAAAGATCCACTACCCTTAACGGAGTATATTCCGATATTGGTGGTGCTACTTCTCCTTCTTATACAACACCAGCAACTACATACGCTAACGATAACAGCACATTCTTCAAGTGTAATCTTAGGGTTGATGGTTCTGCTGATGTTCTATCGGTAGCAGCAGAGTTAACAGTTAGCAGACTTGTTGTTATTAGTGTTCAACCTCAAAACCAAGTTGGATCTGTTGGTGGCACTAGAACATTCAGTGTGACCGCTACCACATCGGACGGTGTTCCTGGTGATCTTACATACCAATGGCAACAGTCTATCGATGGTGGATCTAACTGGTCAAACATTGCTGGTGCCACTACAGCATCTTACACAACTCCTACTCTGACTGCTAATGATGATGAGTATCAGTTTAGAGTTCTTATCGCTGCTGCTGGTGCTCCCACGGTAACTTCTAATGTTGCGGTTCTTCAGGTAGAAACTGTTAACATCAACATCACCCTGGAACCCACTCCTCAGGTGGCTAATGAGGGAGAGACCGCATCATTTGCTGCGGATGGTACTGCTGTCAATCAAGCTATCAATGCTCTAGTAAGTTCTTCCTTCGGTATTGCTGATTGGACTACCCCAGCAGGAGGTGGCAATCAGTTTGACGATCCAGATCAGCAAGCACTTTGGGATAAAACATATGCCCAAATCCTTAGCGATCATACCCCCAGTGTTACTTTCCAGTGGCAGAGATCTGATGATCAAGGAAGCAATTGGACTGATGTTCCTGGAGCAACCTCCGCCAATTATACAACTGGCACACTAACATATGCCGATGACCACGACGATCGCTATCGTTGTAAACTCGATGCTATAGGAGCCGATAATCCAGTATTCACAAGTGCTGCTCTACTAACAGTATACAGAACTCACTCTGTAGATACTGAGCCAACTAACCAAACTGGAGATGAAGGTGGCACAGCAACCTTTACTGTTGTTGGTCAAACTTCTAGTGGCACGCAGACTTTCCAATGGCAAAGATCTGATGACACAGTTAATTACACTGACATCACGGGTGCTACAAGTGCGTCCTACACTACGCCAAATCTGGTGTTCGCTGATGATAACGAATCCAGATATCGTTGTGTACTTTCTCTCGTCGGTTCTCAAGCGCCAGTAACATCTACCTACGCTGTACTGACTGTTAACAGGGTCATCACCATTGATGTCCAACCACAAGGTCAGGCAGTCATTGAAGGCAACAGAGCCACATACAACATCACTGCTTCGATCACATCTGGTACGATTAATTATCAGTGGCAGATCTCTACTGATAATGGCGCTAACTGGTCGAACATTTCGGCTGCTAATGGCACAAGTTATCAGACAGAGGAACTTCCATTCCCCACACTGAATAGAAAGTATCGTTGCGTACTTAGCAACTCCAACGCTATTACAGTAACTTCTGATGCTGCTGCTCTGACAGTTAATGAAGCGGAGTTTGTTGATCCTCCCGCTAGCATGAATGTTAATGTTGATCCTGATACAGGATTGACATTCAATAGACAACCAACCTTCACTGCCTCTGCTTTCAATTCTCAGTATGCTGGTTCTACCCATGCGGCTAGTTTCTGGCAGATCAAGAGAGTTACTGATAACGTTGTGATCTATGACACTTCAGCAATTACGGTTCCCGATCTCTCACAAGGAGATCCCAACAACCTAACAACGTTCACAGTTCCTGTAGGAACTCTGGACTTTGATACTCTATATCAAGTTGCTGTTAAATATAAAGATAACGCAGGTTTGACTTCTCCTTATTCTATACCCATTCAGTTTACTACACCAAAGGTAGATCAACCAGAGATTCAAACTATTACTCCAGCGTTCAACCCAACTATCAATGTTATTACTCCAGCGATTAAGAGTGGGTATCAGCATGTAACTTCTGATTGGCAGTTCTCCCAGTCAGATCAGTTCACTGACATTGTTCACCAGTCTCTTGGTAACTCAACCAACCTCCTGTCATATACTCTGCCAGGTGATGTGGTTGTACTGCCACTGACAACATATTATGTTCGCGTTCGCTTCAACGTAGACACCGTATAAAATGGCTAAACCAGGAACCAGACAACAACTTATCGATTATGCTCTGAGAAAACTGGGTGCCCCAGTTCTGGAGATTAACGTCGATGATGATCAGATCGATGATCTGGTGGATGATGCTATCCAAATGTACAACGAAAGAATGTACGATGGATATATCAAAACCTATCTAAAGTATCAATTTGATCAGGCAACTATTGATGCCATGAAAACTAACACCACCACAACGGTGGCTCAAGTTGGTGGTAAGGCAACTGACTTCTTAGAAGCCAATAACTATATTACAGTT